TAGAATGAGAGCGCCAGGAATGGTTCAGCCTTTCTCAGTTCCTTTCGTTGGTAAAGAAGCCTTCCCTGTATTGTCTTACCTAGACGAAGCAAAAGAAAACCGTACAGGCGTTTCTAAGGCTTCAGCTGGACTAAACGCAGAAGCATTACAATCTACAACTTCCGCAGCTGTATCGGCAACGATGTCTGGCGCACAAGGAAGAGTAGAACTTATCTGTCGCCACTTTGCTGACGGAATGAAAGATTTATTTAAACTTGTAAACTCTCTTGTAATCAAACACCAAGAGGGTCAAGACATGATGAGACTAAACAACCAGTTTATCCCTGTTGATCCTAGATATTGGGATGCTGATAAAGACATGGTAATTAATGTTGGTATTTCTAAAAACTCTGACGAAGAAAAATTCCAAGTCTTAACAGCACTATCACAAAAGCAAGAACAAATATTACAAACATTAGGCCCTAACAATCCTTTGGTTAATTTACAGCAGTATGCAAACACTCTAACTAAAATGATTGAGATGGCTGGATTTAAAGATGCAACAACATTTATAAATACAACTGTACCGCCTATGCCTCCGCAACCACAAGAACCACCTAAACCTTCACCAGAAGAAATGTTGGCTCAAGCTGAAGCAATGAAAGCTCAGAACTTAGCACAAAAAGCAATCATTGATGCAGAGACAGATAGAATGAAAATCATTATGGATGACGACAGAAACCGTGATGAACATGAAGCTACTTTAAAACTGAAGATAGCTGAACTACAAGCTAAGTACGGTGCGCAAGTAAATGTCGCTGAAATAAATGCAATCATGGAAAGAGATAGAGAAGCGATTAGACAGGTAGCAAAAAACCAATCGCAAGGAATGTTTACCAATGGCAATAACCAACCAATCGGATAAGATTTACGACTTAGAATTTCTTGACGGAGATTTTATCTACTGCGGTAACGATATAAAAGCTAAGAGCTTGGAAGACGCTAAAAGAGTAGCAAGGATATTTTTACAGATACCTCACGACTCAGAATTAATATCTTCTAAAGTAACTTTAATACATTAACTATGGCAATAACTTATAGAGGCGAAAGGTTCGCTGGATATAATAAACCTAAACGTACACCAGGAAAGTCAAAGAAGTTTGCTGTCTTGGCAAAGGTCGGTGAAACCATAAAACTTATTCGCTTTGGTGATCCTAAAATGACAATTAAAAAAGATCAGCCAGCAAGACGTAAATCATTTAGAGCTAGGCATAAGTGCGACACTAATCCGCCTAGTAAATTAACCGCAAGATATTGGTCTTGCAAAAAATGGTAAGGAGATAACTATGTCATTAGTTAAAAATATAAATAAAAGAAAAAAAGCTGGAACAAGTAGAACTAAAAAAAAATCTACTGTTTCAAAAAAGGCTTATGCAAATATGAAAAAAGGTTGGAAAAAATAATGAAAGGCGTAAAACACTTTAAAAGAGATGGAACTGAACACAAAGGCAATACACACAAAATGCCTAACGGACATTTACACTCTAATAAAAATCACACCGCAACAAGTGTAAGACTATTTCATTTTAACGAGTTAAGTAAAACAGCTAAGAAAAAAGCTAAGTCTTAAAAGTACCTTGTCTTACTTACTTGGTAAATTTTTAGAATGGTCTTTTAAAAGAAAAGCAGAAAAACTTTTTAATAAATATTCACATGAATACAAAACAACAGAAACCAAAAAAACAAACAGTTAATTCTTTTTCCAAATTAAAAGCATTAATCAAACTAAGAAATTATGATAGAAAAACTAATAAAACCAGTAAGCGAACTTCTTGATAAGTTCATTCCAGATGCAGACACAAAGCAAAAGATTGCACATGAAATTGCAACCATGTCTGAAAAGCACGTTCACGAAATTGCTAAAGCACAAATAGAAGTAAACAAACTTGACGCTAAAGGCGACTGGTTTCAATCATCATGGCGACCTGCTACAGCCTGGATATGTGTATGTGGTTTTGCTGTAAACTTTTTAATCAGTCCTCTCGCCGCTCCATTTGGTATTGTCGTACCACAAGCAGACACATCAACCATGCTTCCTGTCCTTATGGGTATGCTTGGTCTTGGTGGAATGAGATCATACGAACGTATCAAGGGCGTAGGCAAATAATGTCTTGGGTAAACTTTAAAGAAGAAGAGTTTGCTTGCAAACATTGTGGTAAAAATGGTATTTCACACGAACTAATAAATAAGTTACAATCACTAAGAACAGAGCTGGATTTTCCCTTTATTATAACTTCTGGGTACAGGTGTGAAGACCACCCCATAGAAGCAAAGAAGAAAACTCCAGGAACTCATGCAGAAGGACTAGCTGCTGATGTATATGTAAGAGGAGATAAAGCACTCCAGATTGTATCGAAAGCTAGAGATTATGGATTTACTGGTATTGGCGTAAACCAAAAAGGCAATTCTCGATTTATACATTTAGATATTTCGGAAGAACAACCAAACAGACCAAGACCACATATTTGGAGTTATTGATGGACAACCCGATTTTATTTTGGAACGCAATCATTACGTTGGTGTATGTTCCTATTATCTATAGTATTCGTACTAACGCTTCAGATATCCAACGAGTAGAAATACTCCTCAATAAAACCAGAGAAGAAATACCTTCACGATATGCAACCAAACAAGACCTTCATTTAGATATGCAAAGAATTTTCGATAGATTAGACAAATTAGATGAAAAAATTGATAAACTAATAGCTGGGTAGGAATAAATTATGGCAATACAAGGAAATTTTAGAATGGGCGGAATAGATTACTCTACTCCCTCTTTAAATAACAACAGAGACTATGCGCCTTCGTTTGCGCGAGAACCAGCTGTAGATGTTCCTTCTATTTTTTCTGTACCATCTCTACCAGCAGTAACCAATCAAATGTCTAGCAATAGACAACCAGGTTTTAGTGTTTCTAACGATATGCTTCAAGAAGACATGATGAAAGATATTGTTAAAAGCCAATTACAAGACCTTCAACAAAATAAAGATATACTTCAAAACATAGATGCAGGTGATGGCTCTGGAAGAAATTTATATCAAACAGAAATACAAGACATTATAACTAAAAGTCCTTTACATCAAGAAGCATACTTAGAAGAATATCCTGTAGGCGGAGCAATTAATATTGGTGTACCCAGTGTTATGGAGGGTATAGCAAAATTAACTATTCCTGGACTGGGTATGTTAGATAATTTTAATATTGACCCAAGAAAAAGTGATCCTAGATTTTCTGTAGAGAATGATATGTTTGACCCAGGAATGACCACCCAAGAAAAAGATCCTTCTATATACGACTCAGCTACCATTACTGATAGTAGTGATAACAATCAAAATACCAGCGATCAATACACTCGAACACCTAGTCGAAATGCTGATGTTTATGGAACTTATAATACCCCTGATAATTATGGTACTGGATTAGGTTATGCTCAACAAATAGCTGGAGGCTCAAACGTACCTGGTATGATTGCGCCAAGCAAAAGTTATTCAGCTGCTTATCCAACAGGATTTACACAATCCGATATTAACTCTGGCAGTATTCAAAATCCTTTTGAATCTTCGTCTGCAATTCCTACAGGACAACCAAGTCCTTATGGTGTGTTTGCTGATGACCCTAGTTACTTTGGCACAGGCATTGGTGGCGTAACAATATTTGACGATAAAGACCCAAAAGCAATACCATTAAGAGATATCATTACAGGTGAAATTATGGGAGGAGCGGCTAATCAAGTACAGAATTTGATTGATGAAAACAGCGCGCCACAATCATATCGTTTTGATCCTATAACAAGAAAAATGGTGCCTGCTGAAAGTCCTGATATGACAGGTAAAATTAATTTTGGTAATGGTGGCTTTGTTAGTGACCAACAACAACCAAAAGGCTACCAGGGATTAAACCTATCTGGTATTCAAAGAGTATTAGATAATCTAAGTTAAACATTTATGCCATCACAAGAAGATATTTTAAATTCAAACGAAGCAGAGTTAATTCTTAACGCTGAAACTTTCACAAAAGCAATCGAAGAACTTAAAAATGAATACATAAATTTATGGTTATCATCTAAGCAAGATGATATAAGTAAAAGAGAAAATTTACACAAAGCAATCAAACTACTACCAGAGGTCGAAAGACATCTGCGTATAATCGTAGAGAAGGGTAAAATAACAAAAGCCCAATTAGGAAGATTGCACAAAGTTGTGTAAAATTTAACTAAGTATTGTTAAAATATTACTTTACATTTTTAAGGAATGATTATGACCAACAACGCAAAGCCGATTGGTTTACAAACAAACATGCAAGAGACAGAACAATCTTTTGAAAGTTTTTTGACTCCAGACGAGCAACCAGAAAACGAAATAGAAGAACAAGCATCAGAAGAGCTAGTCAACGAAGATGAAGTTATCGAAGATAACGAACCTTACGAAGAAGAGCTTGAAGAAGATGTAGATGAAGACGAACCTCAAGAAGATCAAGTAGAAGAAGAGGAGTCCGAGCAACCACAGCTATATACAATTAAAGTAGATGGTGAAGATACAGAGGTCACGCTTGAAGAACTCCAAAACGGATACAGTCGCCAAAGAGATTATACGAGAAAAACTCAGGAGTTAGCTCAACAGCGAAAAGCTATTGAAGCTCAACAACAAGAGGTTTCTCAAAAAGACGCAATTTACTCACAGTTGTTACCAAAGATGGAATCGACTTTGAAGGGCGAGTTAGAAAACGAGCCAGATTGGAACGCACTTTACGAAGCTGACCCTATTGCTTATGTCCGTGAAAAAGACATCTGGAATGAGAAAAAGCAAAAGTTACAAGCCGTACAAGCTGAATCACAAAGACTCCAACAAGAGTCTCAAGCGGAACAGCAAAAGAAACTTCAACAATTTGTTGAATACGGTAATCAACAACTGCTTGAACAAATACCAGAATGGCAAGATAACGAAATGGCATCAAAAGAAAAGATGGCAATTCGTGATTATGGTGTTAATGTTTTGGGGTACACACCTCAAGAAATGGACAGTGTTTATGACTACCGAGTTTTACTTGGTTTAAGAAACGCATGGCTACAACATAAGACACAACAAGCGACTAAAGTGAAACCAACTGAAAAGAAAGCGGCAGCTCGAACCGCTCGACCTGGCACTTCAAACGTACCTAAGACAACAACTCCTGTGAAAAGAGCGCGTCAAAAATTAGCTAAGACTGGAAAGGTTCAGGACGCAGCTAAATTATTTGAACAATTAATATAAACTTTTTAAACATAGGAATTAAATATCATGGCAAAAGTAACAAACGCATTTGATACTTACTCAGCGACTTCTGATAGAGAACAACTGAGTGACGTAATTTATAACATCTCACCACAAGCTACTCCTTTTATGAGTGCTATTGGTAAAAACTCAATCAAGAACGTAGTTTTCGATTGGCAAACAGAAACTCTACCAACTGTTGATGCAGCTGGTGAACTAGAAGGCTTTAGATTAGACGGAGCTACTTCAGCTTCTACAGCTACAACTAGAGTTAGTAATGTTGCAATGATCTCTTCAAGAGATGCAACTGTATCTGGTTCTCAACAAGCATCTGACCCAGCTGGTAAGAAGTCAGAAATGGCTCATCAATTAGCTATTATGGCTAAAGCATTGAAAAGAGATATGGAAACAGCTCTCTGTCAAAATGGTGGTAAAACAACTGGTAACGCAACAACAGCTAGGAAAACTGGTGGCTTTGAATCTTGGATAAAATCCAATTACAGTAAAGCAGCATCTGGCGCACCTACTGGTGGCGGAACAGCTCCAACAGACGGAACTCAAAGAGCTTTAACCGAAACTTTGCTTAAAGCAGTATTACAATCTTGTTTCACAAACGGTGGAGAGCCTTCAATGGCAATCTGTGGCCCTGTAAACAAGCAGAAAATATCTGGTTTCACAGGTAGAACTAACTCAAGACAAATGGTTGATGCAAACACAGTAGAGGCTTCTGTTTCTATTTATGCTTCAGACTTTGGTGAGTTAAAAATCATTCCATCTAACTTCAGCAGAGAAAGATCACTATTATTAGTTGATCCAGACTATGCTAAAGTTTCTTTCTTAAGAGACTTTAAAACAGTTGATATCGCTACTGTCGGGGATGCCCAAACTAAGATGATTGTGACTGAGTACGGACTAGAAATGAGCAACGAAGCTGCTCACGGTATAGTTGCTGACTTAACTACTTCATAAGTTAGTTAGAATTCAGGGAGAGCTTCGGCTCTCCCGCCCTTATTTAATATGGCAACAAAACGTACAATCACAGACCATAAGACTGGTTATAAATCAGAGTTCATTACTGAAGATAACAAACTGGTTTATCATACGACTCAAGATGTTGCTCCCGTCATTGACCACGTTAAGAAACTAAGAGACAATACACTTAAGCCTGGAAAAGATATGCGACACATTGCTGAAGTCCCTATGGTGATTTGGCAAAAAGCATTACGCGAAGGCTGGTCAAAAGATAGAGCTAAATGGAAACAATGGCTCAACGACCCAGATAATAAAGTATTTAGAACTTGGCAAGGTAAAGTATGACATATGCAGAATTAAAAACAGCAATAGCAAATTATCTTAATAGATCAGATTTAACGTCTGATATAGATACGTTTATCGATAATGTCGAAGCGGAACTTAATAGACGATTAAGAACCAAAGACATGATTAAAAGAGCAACTGCTACAGCTGACTCACAATATTTAACAGTTCCAACAGATTGGATAGAGGCAATTAATGTAGAAATTACATCAAACGATTTCAGTCCTTTATTCCAACAATCTATAGAGTCATTAGATGTCTATAGAAAATCAAACAACAACTCTGTAGGTCAACCAGTTTACTTTGCAATGGTTGATGACTCTATAGAATTAGCACCAACTCCTGATGGAGAATATACCCTACAACTAACTTACTATGCTAAAATATCTGCATTAAGTGATTCCAATACAAGTAACTTTGTATCAGTCTCGCACCCAGATGTTTATTTATATGGTGCGTTAAAACACGCTTCTATTTTTTTAATGGAAGATGAAAGAATACCAATGTTCACTCAACAGTTTGAGAAAGCATTAGAAGAAATGAGACTCGAACAAGAGAAAGCTGCATTTGGTAAAGGTTCTTTAATGATGAGAAGAAGAACTTACGGAAAAAAACAAAAAAGAAATTATTACTACGGTAATTAATAAAGGAGAATAGAATGGCTGGATTTTCAGATTATTTAGAGAACAAAGTTGTTGGTCATGTATTTGGTGGATCAGCCTATACAGCTCCAGCAACATTATATGTAGCATTATATACATCAGCACCAAGTGATACTGGTGGTGGTACAGAAGTTTCAGGCGGAGGCTATGTAAGAAAAACAGCAGCTTTTACCATATCTGCTGATACAGCTTCAAACACATCAGCAATAGAATACCCAACAGCTACAGCTAATTACGGTACTGTTGTTGCAGTAGGTGTTTTTGACGCTTCATCATCTGGTAACTTACTTGCTTATGGTAATTTAACCACTAGCAAAACTGTTTCTACTGGAGATGTATTTAGATTTAATGCAGGTGCTATAGACATAACTGTAGCTTAATAACATGGCTTCAGTTGGCTATGGTTTTGGTGGATACGGTAAGTCTTACTGGGGAACACCACAATTTGAATTAGCTGAAAGCTCAATCACAGCAACATCAAACCTAACTGCGGTTGGCTCTACACCTATAAATGGAGAAGCATCAATAACTGCTTCTTCTAATGTCACAGCAGTTGGACTCGTACCAATACAGGGTGCATCATCTATAACAGCAACATCTGGTCTTACATCAGATGCAGCTATAGTTAAGTTTGGTGCGTCAAGCATATCATCAACATCTAACCTAACAGCGGTAGGTACTCAGATAGATATTGGTGGCGTTATTATGGCGGCATCAACAAG